CCACGCCGCTGTCGGCCTGCACGCCGTTGCTGGTGGAAAGCTGCACACGGTACGGAATGGTCAGACGGTACTGCATCGGTTTCAGCGTGTAGGCCTTGTCCAGCGATGCCGTACTCTGGTAGAACTGGGCACCCAGCGTGGATACATAGCCGTACTCCACCTGCTTCAGGTCATACCGGCGTTGGATGAAGTAGTTCCGGTGTGCTTTCAACGAACCCTTCAGACCGTAGATTTGCGGATAGGTCTGTTTGGCACCGTCAGCACCCACCGGCATTTCGTTCAGGAACGGGTAGATGTATTTGAAGATGCCGGACTTGTTATAGAGGCGTGAGCACCACTTCTTCATCTGTTCGGTATCGAAATGGTCAATGGCTTTCTGGATACTGAAGGCACTCATGAAGCTTGCGCCCCCGTTCCATCCGCTCACCATAATCTCCACAATCATGTCCCAGCAATTGGCCACGATGAGGTTCCACAGCCACGAGTTATGACCCTGCATCACATAAGCCCCGTCGCGCTTCGTCTGGCGGTTGTCGTCATACTTCCCGGTCAGGAACGACTTGTTGTCAGAACCGAGCTGGCAGTCGCCGTCATAATAGTCAATCGACCATTTCACACCGTCCCATGTGCGGATAAGCATGTTCTTCGCAAGCTGGTCCACGCCGAGGTTGAACTGCACGTACAGATAGTAGGCAATCAGGTGGGGAAGGTCGAAATACTTCCCGGCCTCTTTCCTGAACGTATCGCTCTGCCACTTGGCGGTAGGGAACTTGTCGCCGTCGTCCTCATAGTCCACCCCCTCGAACGAATGGGATTCCGTGCTGTAAACCATGTTCCTGCCCGCAGGCGTTTCCTTTACGCACCGGTAGACGAAACTCATCATGCGGTCGGTGGCCTTGTACATCTTGTCGTACTTGTCACCGGTACCGAGGTGGTCTTTCAGGTTCGGTTCTTCCTCCGCGTCACCGCCTCCGTCCGACCAGAAGGTATCTTTCGGATGATTAAATTCCAGTCCTCCGTCAAAGTTGTAGTCCATGAAATCCTTATGCTCCGGTTCGGTACTCGGCAACCAGTGGAACAGGCACAGCGGATTGGAGTTGTTCAGCGTCTCGAAGCAGACGGGCAGGTACTGCTTGTGTCCTTCCTCGTCGGCTTCCAGGTAGTTCAGCGTGTCGCCCTCGCCCCATTTCTCGCCGCCGATGGTCTCATCCTGCCCGAAGATGGGGTAGCTGTCGCTCTTCTCGTTGTTCATGTTGTACTGGCCGTAATAGGTCAGGTCTTCGTCGGCACTCTTCGCTACGAACAGGTCGCACGGCAGGCCGTCGATGGCCGAACGGTAATCATCCTCCAGCCCATGGTCTTTGGCGTAACGCTGGGCAGGCGTAAGCAGCCCCATCTCTTTCAGTCCGTCATTGATAAGCTTCGCACCTCCGGTATTGGTGGTCATGGACGAGTCCGAGAAGTCGCATTTGGAACATGCCAGCTTCGCGCCTACCGAGTTCCTGCGTAACTTGAAGAGATTTTTTTTGCCGGTAGTTACCACCGGATTCTTCTGCCTGCCGTTTCCGTCAATCTCCCCGTAGCTCAATGTAACCGTCCAGCCGCTTGCCGTCTTCTGGAAGTAGAAACGGAAGTTCTTTCTGGCATAGTTCACGGAAGAAGTACCCTGAATACGGACATATACGTTGGTAAGGATAAAGTCAAGCGTCCTGTCCTCTCCGTTATAGAAACGGACCTCCCTTACCAGTTTATTGGCCTTCTTGTCGTTCAGCTGGGCCAGTGCATCCACCACGTTCAGCGTGTCGCTCTCGCTCGGAACCTCACTGCCCACGCTGCCCGTGCCTATCAGTACCAGGATCGAGTTCCGGCGCTTCTTCATCAGCCCCATCAGCTTCTCCATGCTCACCGTATCTCCTTCATTCAGCACGCGGTTGTCCTCATCCAGTGAGCGCACGCCCGGTTCCCCGTCGGCATCCTCCAGGTGGTTGCGGTCCACGATGTAGTTGTTCAGCACCTCGTCCGAGGTCAGCGCCTTGTTATAGATACGCACGCTCTTCACGTTCAAGTCGGCACCTGCCGACTTAAATTCCAACTGGCTCTGAATGTCAAAATTCACCTTGTCGAGCCACTTGGAAGCAGCCGACTCTTCACCGTTCACATAGAAACCGATCAGCGTGCGCTGTTCGTTGGTCTGCACGTTCGGATAGAACACGTAGGTAATGCGGATATTCGTACCCGGCTGGAACTTGGTACCCACCGAGTCTTCATAGCGCAGCACCTGTCCGGCATCCATCGCCTCGGTCACCACACCGGTCAGGAACTTGGCCTCTTCCGGAGTCACAATCAGCCCGTACCGGTTGCCGTTGTCCAGCTGCCCCAGGCAGGTGATCAGCTCGGCATCCGTATCCGTCACGTTGGCCGTGCTGTATTCTATCTCCAGCGTCATGCCCACGTCACGGATGGCAAATCCCTCGGGCTTGTCCGCCTCGTTGAAGGGGCGGTAACCGCCGTCAGCGGTCAGGGTCATACCTGCACCACCGGCCAGCAGCAGGCGGTCCTTGTGCCAGCCGCTACCGGCACCATATTCGTTCACGCTCCACAGCACGTCCCGGAACTCCATACGCTTGTCACCGCTCACCCAGCTTGCCGGGTTGTTTTCCGTGTTGCTTCGCCCGAAGGCGTCAAACGTACACACGGCATCCGGTGCCAGCGTGGCTTCAATGTCCGGGTGCGATGTGGTGTTCACCTGCACCTCAAGCACGGCATCGCCGCATGACACACGGTAGTCCAACGGTTCCACGTTCACGTTCGTCCGTCCGTAGCTGCCGGTCTCACCGCGTTGCAGCAGGTCTTCCTTCACCACGCTGCCCCGGTCGGTCACTTTCACACGGGCCGTATACGCATCGCGGTCATAGCCGGCATACGTGAAGTTCCATGCCGTGAACTGCTCTGCCTCCAGCACCGGGTGTTTCCAGTCACGCTGGAACCCCGCTGCCCGGTGGCTGAACATCAGGCCGGCATACGCTGTCACACCTCCGCCTGCCTTCAGCAGCGTAATGTAATGCACCCGGCTCACCACACCGGAGTTCTCATGCTGCGCGTAGGCTTCCACCACGTTCGTACCCTCCTGCATCTGTGTCAGGGGGATGGTCACGTTCTTCTGCTGCACACCGCTGCCGGCCGAAAGACCGAGGGTAAAGGCCTGTCCGCCGTTCACGCGGTAGTAGATGTTCTTCTCACCGCTCGTGCCCTTGGCAGTAAAGGGGATGTTCACGTCATTTTTATATCCCCCGTCGGCCAGCCCGTTGCCCGCCGAGTAGGTGGTCTCCAGCTCCATGGCCACCATGGTCACCTTGGCCGTGGCCGTCTTCATCAGCGTGCCGTCCTGGTAAGTTGCCTGCGCTTCCACCTGTACGGTATAGGCAGTGGCATCCTTCAGGTAGGGCGAAGCGTCAAAGGTATAGCTCTGTCCGGCTGTAACGCCCACAAACTCCGCATCCCGGAACTCACTGATGACGGTCGAACCGCGTTTCACGATCACGCGGGCTTTCAGGTCGCTGTAGCCGTCCACCGTACCGCCACCGGCAGTGCCCACACCTACGGAGTATTTCACCACAAAGCCGCTGCCCAGTGCCAGATACTGCGAGGCGGGAAGTCCCGCACCGCCGCTGTCCGTCAGGTCGATGTTCACCACCACCTTGTCATCGTCCGTGTACTTGGAAAAGCGCACTTCCTTCGAGCTCTCGCCGCCCTGGTTGTCCTTCTGCTTGACGGTCATCACGTACTGGGTGCCGTCCTCGCTGTCCTGCACATCCACGTCCGTCACCGTACCCACCATCGCATCGAACACCGTTCCGGATGTAGGAGGTTTCGTCTCGCCGCTCACCAGTTCCTCGGTAGGGGTACGGTTTGACAGTTCCTTCTTCAGGAACGCTTCGATGTCATCGCCTGCATAGGCATGATAGGTGCCGTCCGGCTGTTTCTGATTCCATGGTGTTTCAAGATTCATCGGATGTTCAGTCGCGTTGATGATTCCGCTTATTTTCCTTTTTGCCATAATACTGTCCTTTTATAATAATCATTCATTTATCAGTTTTACTGCTACCGTTCCATGCGTCCGATCCGTTCCACGGCTCGTCGCCTTTCCAGTATCCAAGTCCGAAACAGCTGCTTATCGCAGACCACACCAGTCTTGCCCCGGCATAGACTGCCGACAGGGCACGTTTCCCCACATACGCAGCCGTTATTTCCTTACCGCCTATGGTTATCATCGTCAATCCTCCTCATAAATCAGATACAGCGTATTCGCATCCTTGTCCTGCAGCGCCTCGTAAGCTTCCCCGCTCATCACCTCATGCCGGTAGGCCAGCAGTCTCAGGCTGCCGCCTGTTCCGGTATATACGGCATCACCCAGCAGGTAGAGCTTGTCCGGCAGGATGGCTGTCCGGTCCGCATTCATGAATATGCCGGCAGGAGGCACACCCGCCACATCCCAGTCCCCGTACAGGGTGGAGTCCATGTGGTAGGCGAACTTCCCGGCATCCGCTACATACACTACGCTGCCGCCCGGTTTGGTACTCTTGTCAGGTAAAACGTTGCCTGTTTCCATCCATGAGGAAAAGCGTGCGGTAGCCCCGCCGATGGCTGCTGCCGTAGTCTGTTCCACCTTGGCAGCGGCGTTTTCTGCCTTGGCTGCCGCTTCGTTGGCCTTGGTGGCCGCTTCCGTGGCGGCCTGGGTCTTTTCCTCCAGTCCGGCTACGGCTCCTTCCGCTTTCTTGGCGGCAGCCTCGGCACGGGCGGCGGCATCGCTCGCAGGCTTCCCTATCAGTTCCAGGGGGACGTTCACCATCTTGCCGTCCTTCTCCCCGGGCAGTGATTTCACACCGCTCAGCGAGGTGACGGTCTCCAAGTCCTCCACGCCGGTAGAACTCTGGAGTACACGGTCCAGCACTTCCTGAACCAGTTCTTCTTGTGTCATTTCTGCCATACTCATTCGTTTTTATCGGTTTCTGACCCGCCCAGGATTTCGTTCAGGGCATCTATCACATTGGGAAGACAATAGCGTTCCACCGCCATGTGTATCATCCCGGTTTCCTCATCGCTGAACTCGGTCTCGCCGGTACTCTCGAAAATCTTGAACGCAAGCCGATGGGCCTTGATGCCACTGACACGCGTATACAGCAAATCGGCTATCTGCTCACGTGCATCGAAAACCTCCCTCGTCTGACGGGTTATTCCGGTGGGAACGCTGAAATTCCTGAAATCTAACTTTTTCATATATATCTGTTTTTTAGGATGAATGATTCAATATCTGGTAACGGAATCCGTCCGCTTTTGTAATAAGTACCGTTACGGAGTCCCCGGATGCCATCTCGTAGTTTTGCAAATCTTCATTGTGGTTATAGATACCTTTTAGTATGATATTCTTTGAACCGGGTCTGACCCTGAACGTGACAATGGCTGCAAAATCGGTAGGCAAGTAACTCATGCCGAACTTGTATGCCACAGAACTTTCCGACGGCAGCGTAACCTCTACCTTACTGTAGTTGGGTTCATTGTAATACATCAAAATGATATTGTGTTGTGAGAAATCCACCGTGTAGTTTCCACTTCCGAAGGTAAGCAGCTTGGCTTTCGTATTGATAAACGCCGGGGCAAGTAATGCCGCATTGCTGCTGATACCGTAGTTCTTCGTACCGCCGGTAACATCTATAAACAATCCATAGTTCGCTTGGTCGAAGCCGTAATTCCCGTATATATTGGGGGCTGAGTTCACGATACGACCGACAGCGGTAAAAGCTCCTCCTGCAGAAGACGGTATCACATCATCACCGAACATCACATATCCTTTGCTGCCGCCGACACGGAAAAAATCATCATAAATGGCAAGACCGCCACCGCTCCCGTGAGAGTCGGCCACAGAACCGATACGGCCGTTCCCTATCTCAAAGCCGCCGATTTTCCCTTTGCTGCTGTCTATCTCTCCGGTAAACTTACCGTTGGTCGTTTCAATGCTGCCGTCTTCCAGTATCTTGAAGTTGCCGTTGGCCGTTACCAGTCCCTCCAGCTGTATATGGTCGGCTGTCAGCTTGATTTTGCTCACGGTATTTCCGTACTCGTCCTCTTCCTCCACGCTCACCCCGATAAGGGCAATCTTTCCTGTATTGTCCTGCGCATACAGACCGGAACCTTCAGGCTTTATGACAAGCCCGGTCTCTTTCAGCGCATTACCGTCCTTGTCGAAGACCGCCGCTGAAATCTTTACCAGCCGGTCGCTCTGTTCGAACAGTGTACGGTACTTATAGGCCAGTGCGTCCGCCTTGTTGGTGCTGAACACCAGCAGCGAAATGTAAATCACGCCCGTAAACGACAGCTTGAAGTCGCCAGTGCCGTTCCAAAGTCCGTCCAACGTGAACATCTTCTCACCGCCAACGGGCAGGTCCTCTTCATGGCCGAACATGTTGAAGTTCTCAAACCCGGTCTTATCAGCGTTCACAAATTCTATTTTCAACCTTCCGGCCTTGATAACCCGGTAGCTGAACGACAGATACACCACGCCGGGCACCCGTTCGCCCTGGCTGTTCGTCTGCCGGTACTCCGGTACCAGCCGGAAGTCCTCCAGTTTCTGCATGATATAGCTGTTCCGGATATAGGCATAAGGCACCTTGCCGTCGGTCCGTATCTCGGCATGGCCGTCCGGCTTCGTACCGTAAGGACCGCCGTTCGCCCAGATCCAGCGTCCGCCCAGGGTGAACAGCGTAGCCTTGCTGCCCGTCTTCCATTTGTCCATGCCGTCGGCAAAACTGCTGTTGTCCAGATAACTCTGTTCTTCGCGTATTTCCTTGCGCAAGCTTTCCACGGCTGAATGGATTTTCCCCTCGGTTATCTCAAACCGCGTCAGGATGTCCTCGCCCGTCATCAACACGAACGTACCCTTCAGCCACACGTTGTCGGCATACAGGCCGTTTCCTTTCGGCTGTTTGTCTGCCGGGAAAGCGCTGCTCCTGATGCCGTCCAGCTTACCCAGCCGGCAACGAAGGCAGCCGTTGAAGTTCTTGGCCTTCACACCGTCCAGAATGTCGATACGGGGCTGTCCGTCCTCCGTGGCCGCAATGGATATAAGGTTCTGCCGGAGCGGGGTTTCGGTGTTGCCCATCAGCACGCACTCATCGCCTGCCTCCGGCTTCACCCCGCCAAACTCGCTTACCGGGACCAGTACACCGCCGGCTATCACCGAAGCCACCTCCACCCAGTATGCTTTTAGTTTCTTACCACCCGTAACCGCACAGCGCATCAGGTCATGGGCCACAAAGCCCGATTCCTGCTCAAACACGATGCGGTAGTTGTCGCCCTGCTTCACCACGTCCTTGATCTTGCCGTTGGCAGCGGACACCACCAGCTGGCCGCACACGCTGCGCACCTTCTCGATCAGCAGTTCCAGCGCCACCAGGCTTTGCCGGGCAGTCACTTTGTCCACCGTCAGGTTTGTCAGTCCGGTCAGCTGGTCAATCCACAGCTGCCAGCCCTCACCGGTCAGCCCGTCCACAAACTCCGTGCTGCGCAGCAGTTCGCGGATCACGGCAGTCAAGTATTCGGCATTGCCCTCACCATCCACGATGCCGCAGGGCTTGCCGCCAGCAGCCTCGCCAAAGCTCACACCCTTCAGGAAGCGGATGGACTCTTTGGCTGTGTCCGGCTGGTTCTTGCTCAGGAACTCTTTCTGGCTGCGCCGGGCGGAAAACAGGTTGTTGTCCGTGGGCAGCGTCTTGTCCCAGCTTCGTATGATGTCCGGAAGGGCAGCGCCTTCCGTCTTTGATTTCGTATAGCTTTTCAGCGCACCGATGCTGTCCGTCACCTTGTCGAACTTGCCCACCTGCAGCGCATCGCTTATCTCGATGTCCATCTGCCCGGGTTCGTTCACCTTGCGGCTGATCTTGGTGATACGGCTCTGACGGTAGCCTTTTTCCGGGAAATACTTCCGGCTCTCCAGCTTCACCCGTCTGCCCACAAACAGGTCTATGCCGTGCTCCTCGATGTATACCGGGTCTGTCGGGGCTTTGTAGGCGGCAATGTCCAGCCAGTGGTCCCGGTTGTACTCGTCCACCGCAACCGCAAACTCCTCTTCGGCCAGCCGGTAATACTCATCCGGCATCCGGATATTCCACAGGATATAGGTGTCGCCTGCTCGGGGCACCAGCTTGCCGCCCGGCAGCTGGGTGTCGTCATCGTAGGGCCAGATGGTGATCAGTTCGAATTCACGTGCCGCGCTGTCGTAGTTCACCTCAAAGTAGTGGTCATCGCTTTCTCCCAGTCCGGCAAGGTCGCCCGTCTGGAACGACACACGTTTGGTTTCTCCGGCCAGCTCGTACAGGTTAGGGTCAAAGTCCAGTTCCCCGTCCCGGAAATAATAGACGGTGAATTTGTTTCCTTCATCGTCTGCCACCTCCTCGCTGCGAACCGAGCTCACCGTACCGACCCGACGGGGGAAGATGCCGCTGAAAGCATCCTGCTCGTAATGGTCATAGATGCCATATTCCTCCACGCCCTGCTCGATGTACTTCCTGCCGCCGGGAAGCATCAGACGCGGGCTGCCGTATTTCTCCGCATCGATGTTGCGGGTCGAGCCTACCGGGAACAGGCGCGTATAGAATTTGGCCGTGTTGCTCGTATCTCTTTCCAGGGAGGTCAGCCCCTTGCCATAGCCAAGGGTGATTTCTTCCCCGTGTTCGCAGCGGCACACGTTCACAGTCTGCCCCTCAACCCACCATTCCACCTTGCCGCCTGCCTTTTCCGCGATGGCTTTCAGCGCTTCGTCGCAGTACATCCCCTCGTAGTCTATCGTGATCAGCTCCGTACCTTCCACCGTACCCGTCTTCCAGTCAGTAATGTGGCCCATGCCGTTATTGATAGCCTTCACCACCATCGCCACATGCTCGCGGGGCGTGGCCGTCAGGGTAAACAGGGGGTTGGTGTCCCCGTCCGTCGTCTCCAGCACCAGGAACCGCTTGATTAGGCTCTCGATACCGTACAGCTTCAGGTTATACTCCCATTCACCATCGCTCACCTGCTTCGGCGTGTAGCGTTCTGTCAGCCAGTACCGTTCGCCCAGATAGTCCGTGTAGTCGTTCACGTCCAGGGGCAGGAAGGCATAATAGCTGAACGACAGGGAAAGCACATTGTCTCCCTGCACTTCCTTGCTTTGCGTCGAGCTGTCGTTCACGGCCACATCCGCACGCTTGGTTCCGGCTTTATCATATATCGTTAGAAGCATATTCTAATAGCGTTTGAATGGTTATATAATCGGTTTCGGTTCCCGGAACTTTACCCGGAACTTTCCGGCATGCACACCTTCCGTCCACAGATAGGTCAGCGGGGTGAACTTCGTACAGTCGGCATACTTCACCCGCAGCTGCAGATCCAGCTGGGGGAAACGGATCTCCAGCCAGCCGTCCTTCCCTTGCTTCAGGAAATTCACAAAGGCAAAGTACTGCTTCATCCAGCCTGCCTGGGTCTTGTTGTAAAGCGCAAAATGCAGCGTCACGTCACGCGCTTCATTCCGTGGGGTCAGCACGGGGCTGTATTTTTCCCCGTGCTCTTCCCGTATGTCCACAGCCGTATCCTTCTTGGCCTTGCTCGGGGTCAGGATGGCCGTCAGGTTCTCCATGCCCCCGCGCCGGTCTTCCACCAGGAACACGCCGTATTCCGTCCAGATGTCCGTGCCGTTCACCAGCACCAGTCCGCTCAGTATATTGCCCATATCACTTCACTTTTAGTCCGTCACGTATCATTTTCTTTATCACTTCCTTCAGTTCGCCCAGGTGTCCGGCGCTCACACCGGTGTTCTCGGCTATCCGGGCCAGATGCCCTTCAGCCGTGTCCATCTTCTCCACCACGCTTTCCAGCCGGTCGTCCATGCTGCTCCAGTGCTGCAGCCCGCCGGTGAACATGCCCTCCAGTTTCGTGCCCTGGTCCTGCGTCATGGCCGTAAAGCCGCCCGCTTTCGCACTTTGGCTCGTACCGCCCTGCTGCGTCTTGTCATAACCGGTGGCTGCCGCCAGGTTGTCACGCAGGGCAAGGGCTTCATCCATATACTGCATGTACTCTTCCATCAGCGCGTTCCGTTCCGCCTCGGTCAGTTCGTTGTCCTCCATGGCCTTGCCAAACTTCTCCCACCAGCCTTTCAGTTTGTCGCTGTACATCTCACCGATCTTGTTGCTCAGCATCGCCCGCATGAAGTACTCGGATATATCCTCCGCCGCATCCTTGGCACCGTACTTCATGTTCATCAGGTTGTCGATGAAGCTGCTGTACATACCGTCGAACGAAATGCCCGTCAGCCCTTCATACAGCTGGTCGGTCAGTTCCTCCAGCTTGCCGGCCTGGTCTATGTAGTCATCCAGTTTCTCGGTCAGTCGCCCGCCATAGCCTCCCTTACCGGTATTCTGGATTTGCGTCCACATATCCACGTTGCTGCGCAGTGCCTTCATTTCCTCCGGGCTCAGGCTCCACAGGTTCCCGTCCCACTGGCGGCCGATCTGTCCGCTCAGTTTGTCTATCTGTGCCTGGTTGAAACCGCCCCAGTAGTAGTTCCAGCTGTGGTGACTTCCGTGGTAGCCGGCTTGCGCCATAGCCATCTGCAGGTAGTTCGAATTCGTTTCCTGCTGCATCTTGTACGCGTCGCGGTAAGCCGCCACACTCTTCGTCCCCTGGCTCTGCTTGATGGTGTCGGTCAGATCCTCTATCGAGGTCTGCAGCAGCTCGTTCCGGTCTGTAAGACGGTCTATAGCCGCCTGCACTTCCTTGGCGTTCCCGCCGATGCCGAACAGTTTGTTGAAACCTCCGAAAGACACCGTGTTCAGCAATCCCCCGATACCTTTCACAAGGGAACCGCCTATCTGTTTGAACAGGTCTCCGCTGAGGATATTGTCGAGTATTCCGGTTATCGCATTGAAAATGGTGTCTATCAATGATGAGATAATCGGGCCAATACCGTCTTTCAGCAAATCCAGTATGGAGAGAATGGCCGATATGATCTGCCCGATGACTCCGGCACTTGACAGGGTTTCGGACATCCGGCTGATGGCATCGCCGACCTTGCCTCCGATATTCAGTTTTGAAAGACCGGTAAGCATGTTCTGGATTCCTTCAAATGATCCCTGCAAGGTTCCGCTCGCAAAGCCGTGCAACCCGTTGGATACCATGTTCAATCCGTCAACCGTGTCCCGGGAGGCACTTTTCACCTCCCCGGCAAGCGCCTTCATTTCAGAGGTGGCGTTCAGGTATTCTTCGTCAGCTGAAACGCTGGACGATTGAGCCGTTTGAAGAGCAATTTGGGTACGTTCTATTTCTGCCTGGTTACCGCTTTCAAGAGCCTTGTTGTAATCGGCCTGCGCCGCTTTCAACCGGATGAATGCCGCTTCCTGCTGCAGTTCTGCATTTTGCACACGTGTTACGGCATCCCCCAAAGCGTGCATCTGCGTTTGCAGCCGGGCAAAATCCAATGTGCCGTTGCCACCGGGGAGCATGCTTTGAATACGTTCAATGGCATCGTAAACGACCTGCTGATCCGCTGCTCCTGATTTTTTGAACTCATCCGTCTTGACATACTGCTTAAGTTCGCCAAGCAGATTCTTCATCTGGTCTGCAAGCAAGCCGGTTAAATCCCCGAACGCTGCTCCCCAGTCTATCTTCTGGGTAAGGGATTCCATGTCCACTTTGTGCACAGCCGCATCACGCTGCTTTTCCAAAGTCAGTCTTTCGCCCTGGGACTGTGCCTTGCGGATTTTCTCGGCATATTCTTCAGCGATGGCCAGTTTCTGCTGCTGGAAGGTCCCGTATTCCTTCAGATAGTCACGCATGGCTTCCGCCTCTTCCCTGTACACGTCCGCCTCCGCTTTTTTCCTTGACTCGGTGTTTGAGGCACGGGCTTTTTCAAGTTCATCCTGTTGCTCCCGGGTAAGTCCGTTATCTCCGGTAGAAAGACCGGCTTCCTTGTTCTCACGCTTCCAGTCGGCTTCCTGCCGGTTTATCTCTTCTTTCCGGGCGTTATAGTCATATTCGATTTGTGCCAGTTTCTTCTCGGTACCGGCTTGCATGCGGTCTATCTCTTCCTTCCGGTTTTCAGCCTGCAGGGCGGCAAGATCCTGCGCCAGCCTACGCTCTGTGGCAAGCCGTTGCTTGGCTTCCGCTTCCGGATTCTTCCCGGACTGCTTGGGGTCGATATGCCCACCGATATTTCCTTTTTTGGCTGCTTCTGCGGCTTTCTTTACCTCTTCCTCCGCTTTTTTCAGATAACCGTCACGTTTGTTTTCGGCATTTTTCAACAGTACGTCATAAGCTTCCTGATCATGTTTCTTGATGGCAGCCTGTGCGTCATAGAACTGCCCGGATTCTGCCATGCTTGACTGCATGATATATTGTCCCCATTTCCCGAAAAAACCCATGGCGCTTTCCGCCTCTTCCGGTTTCTGCGCCTTGATTTTATTCACCTCTTCATCGGCTTCTGCAGCTTTTTTTACAAGGTTCTGGACATTGGTCTGGTGCAGCAGAACCTGTACATAGTCCTCGCTCTTTTGGATAAGGGTATCATACCATTCGGAAAGTGTTTTATAATACCCGAAAGATTCCCCGTACTTGCGGTTCAGTTCCTCCACCTTCGCCTTTTCCTGTTCCTTGCTGCCGGTGAAGTTCTTTATTTCATCGATGACCGATTTCAGTTCGAAGCGGGTACGCACCATCTGGGCACGGCCGTCCTTCTCTATCTCGGTCATTTCCTTGAGTGATATGTTGAATTCATCCACGCCTTTTTTGGCACTGAACAGGTTTTTCGTCCAATCCCAGATTTCATCACCGTACATTACCAGCAGCATGATGCCGGTGGTCATGGCCGTCTGCCAGGAAAAAAGTGAGGACAGGACCTGCTTCCATACCGGTGTGCCCTTCTTGCCGGACTTCTGCAGCTCATCGTATTCCTTGCGGGCACGGGCCAGTTCGTCCGTAAAAATCGGCAGGTTGTTGCTGATTGCCAGGAAGAACATCTGCGGTCCCATGGCCAAAGAAGGCATTTCACGGGCGATCTGCTGGATACTGTTGTGAAGCCCGCCCAACTGGCGCTGCGCGTTGGGTACATCTGCAGGGGTGACCTGCACGGATTCCGATTCCTCCTGCAGCAGTTTCAGTTTGCCGCGCAATTCCTCAAGCTGCTTCTCCAGTGCATGGATCTGCGCGATATTGGCACTCTGGTCCAGATTGGGGGCAGCCGTCTCCCCGGCAAGGCGCAGCCTTTCCAGTTCAGCCTCCAGCAGCCTGACGGTATTACGCAGTTCCAGCGCCTCACGCTCGGCCTTGTTCATGCCGGGCGTGAGTTTGTCCTTCATCAAAAATTCAACTTCTACAGGTTTGCTCATTCCAGTTTGCTTTGAAAAAATCCTACTATATCGTTCGCTTCATCCTCGGCGCTGTGTTCCGGTCTGGGAGCACCATTTCCGCCGCCTTGCTTTTTCCGCACATACCGCGGCGCGTCGCTCAGCATCATGATCAGCGTCTGGTAATTCACCCCATCAAGGATGTAATCCACGCTCCAGCCGGTCGCCGATGCAATCTGCCACACGAAGCCGAAAGGGCTATGGGAACCCTCATACCGGGTTCTTAACTCCCCTTCCTTGCCTGGCTCAGTCTCGGAGTCATCGGGTTCGCCCGCGCTGTCGAGCTGATAATACGCATAAAATCCTTCGTGCCCATCAGACGCTCGAATGTTTGGAACATGGCCGTCAGATAACGCCACTCCACAAAGTTCCGCAGTACCCACGCTGTCACCCCGATGCCCACGTGCCGCGACACGTATCCCCGGCATACCGTATAGGCCAGCAGACGGCTCACAGCCTTACCATGTTCCGCTACAAAGGCCAGTTCCTCGACCTTGTCCTTTGCTTGCCACCCGGGCGCAACGCCCATCTTCAGGTATTCCCTCGCCAGCAGAATCTGACCCCACAGCCTCGGACGCTTCATCGTCACACGCACCTCCACCGGGCGTTTCAGCCACGGAAGCTTCCACCTTTTAAGAGGAACGGACACGCCGCTGTCCAGCAGCGCATCCGCACACTCCATCTCTATCAGTTGTTCCAGCCGGTCAGCCATACGTTAGCCCTCCTCACTTTGGAGCGATGCTGCAGCCGCGGCTTCCGCCGGCGGCAGCTTGTACTGCCCCCACTCGTCCGGTATTGCTTCCGTATCGAACACGCCGTAAGGCTGCGAACCGTCCTCCGGCATCGCCACTTCGAGCGTAACCTCTATCTTGGAGGTTTCTGTAAGGGTCAGCTTGCCTGCAGGATTGGAAAGTAGCGTGGCGTTGGGAATCAGTACGCTCTGTCCGGACACGAGGGAGAGTTCCCATGGTCCCTGCATGACAAGCACCTCCGACGGGGCTGTCCAACCGATCGGAGTTTTCTTTTCCAAATCTTCTTTCTTATAATGCAGGCTGCCGCCAAGCAGTTTGTGCAGGTTCGAATAGTTCATCTGGATCACATTGAACGTCGGGGCGATGCCGCCGTTACTCTGTGGGATGACCAGCACCGGGGCACCCTGCACCTGTTCGGCCTCGATCTTCGCGGCCTCGGGTTTCTTGCCGCCCAGGTCAAACGAGTTCTTTTCAATATACCCGATTGTGAAATCCTTATACTTTACGGCTCCTATGCCGTACATGAAATTCTTGTTCATCTTTTTTTCAGTTTCATTGTTAATAACATACCGACAAGCAAGCCGGCCAATACACCTGTGATAAACGTCCGCATCCGGTTCGGAGGGCGTTTTTCTACCGTTTGAACGTCATTTGAAATTTCGCTCTTGGTTTCGCTACGGATACGCGCCAGCTCTTCTTCATACCATAGCACCAGCTGCTGCAGACTGTCACACGAGGCTTCGGCCACGATGTTCCCGCTGTCGTCGCTGCCTACGGTCAGATTCGCCTGTCCGCTCTTGCCACGGTACACGGCACCTTCAGGAAGTTTACGGAGGCTGTCCGCAGGTATAGACAGCTTCACCGAACTCGCCGGTATACCCGCCATCACCAGTCCCGCCCGTCGGCTTCCGCTCGCGCTGTCGGCGCTTGCCGATTCCGTCCGGACTTCCCGGTTCATGCTCTTTCGGTGACTCGCGCAACCTGTCAAGCACAGGGCAATCGTCACGATGAGGACAGTTTCCGGCTGTATCAATAGCTTTTCTAAGACGGGCCATCTCGCGCGTATTGCGGGCCAGTTCTTTCTTTGTTTCACAAAATTCATCTTTTAGAGGTTTTACAATATTTTCCATCAAAATGCGGGTGGCATGTTCGGCGTTATCTATGCGCATGGCCTCTGCACCGGCCTCGGCCTTCATCGCTTCCGCTTTCGCTTTTCTCACAGTAGCCCGCAAGGAGCCAATGGTCGCCACCGTACCAACCAGGCCGCCGCCAAGGATAATGTTCATAAATTCGCTCAAGTCCATACCACCCGGTTTTATTATTGATTAATACCTATTTCTTTCAACCATTCCTGCACATCGAAGCTCGGACAGGCTTTCGCTGCCAGTTCGTTGTGTCCTATAATGCGTACATCAGGGAATTTCCGATGAAAATCCTTCACATACTTCTCCAGTGCCTTTTTCTGGCAGCCAGTGCGGGTGTCTTTCGGGGTCTTACCGTCTTTTTCCACGCCTCCGGCATACACGATGTGACGGCTTACACTGTTATATCCTTTGGCTCCGTTGGTCACTTCCCAAGGGTCCACCTGTGCATCCTCATTGTTTTCTACCAGACGTTCCACGCCTCCGTTCAGGTGGAACAGGTCGGTATAGCCAACCTGCTTCCATCCTCTTCCTCCCTGGGCAACCGGAGAAGTATGCCATTTGCGGATGTCCGCCGATGATACCTCACGCCCCTCCGGGGTTGCCGTACAGTGTATTACCAGATATTTCAACTTTGCCATAATCATCATGCTTGATAGCCGCTCATCATTACCACTCCGGCATCCTCTTTCTTGGGCATGCAGATGAAGTAATGGCGGAAGTTAATCAGGTTACGCTGGTTCAACGGGTCATTCTTTGACTCGGAATAATACATCTTGGTAGAACCTGTTGCCTTGAAAACCCTCTGTTTGTAGAAGGCAAATGAACACGGAAATTCACCGGCTTCTGCCGTTGTACCCAATGCCTTCTTCACTCCGGCTGTAGTATAAAGCGGGTTGTTGCCATACTCGTAGATTTCAAAGCCGTAAAGGTTACCTACCTTGCCGCTGTTGCGGTCAATATTGTACTGTTCACGGAATGCCTGGCTGGTCAGCAGCAGGTCATTCACATGGTCGGGGCAAAGCACCAGTCTGCGGCCGTCTGACGGTACGCGCAGGTTGTCAAGGGCACGCTTCATTTCCACAAGGTCATTCACGGTAAGGCGCAGACGGTTTGTAGCCGGATCTTTCTCGCCGGTAGTCTTAAGCACCGGAGTAGTTTCCGTATTTTTGTTCGCACAAAGCGCATGGGCCGCCTTGGTAAACTTCGCATCATTGATACTGTTGGCATGTCCCTCTTTCACACGGGCGGTCTTGTCATAGCTGATGGCATAAAGCTCATCGTCTGTAATCGGCGTAGCCTTGGTCTGGAATTTGTCCAGCTTGATGGCAATATCCTTGTCTTCCAAAGCCTGCACATCAATCGGATAGGTTTTATTGTTTATCAAGACATCCGGATCTACACCAACTTCTACCAGGTGAATCACATCGTTATTCACGATACTGCTTTGGTCGGGGATTCCTGACAGCCAGGTTCCTTCCAGTCCGGCACGGAGCACCTTAACAAGTTCCCCTGTCCAGATTTCCGTATAAACCCCTTCACGGAGTATTGAAGTACTTTGCGGGGCCATTCCCATAAAGGCTGCCACCGCATTCATTCCCACAGCTCCGGCCACCGGAGAGAATCCCAATACCGAAGCACACACGACACCTGTCAGCGTATTGAACAGAAGTGCCGTCAAAAGCATTACAATTTTTCCCATTTTCTTCATTTTAAAGGTTTTCAAATTTCACAGGTCATGCCGTATTCAGCCTTGTACAGGCGCTTGTACTCCTCCGGGTTATGCTCGCGCATTTCAAGCAGCGCATCACTCGGGACATCGCTCAGTTTGGCATAGGTGGACGGCTGTGCCTGCTGCTTGCCGCCCTGATAGCTCAATACAGTGGAAATCTTCACCTGTGGTTGCATGGCATCAAGCACATTCTTCAGTTCATCGACACCAACCTTCTTGCCAAGTTCGATAAACTGTATCTTCTTGTCTTCTCCCAGACGCTTTTCCACCACTGCCTTTTCTACAAGACCAGTGATACGGGCCAAAGTCAGCTTCCCGTTTTCTTGCTTCAGGGAATCATTCTCTGCCTTGGCTGCTTTCAGTTCATTTAAGGCTTGATTAACATCAGCCTCCGTTGCCGTTTCCGGCAGCCCCAATTGAAGGGCCAAAAGTTTCAGTTCCATTTCTTCTGTTGTTTTTTGGTTATTGATTAGTGGCAAAGGACAATCACCATCCTTTCCCAATGTGATTTGTTTTCCATCCTTCATCAGTACGATGGCATCATCATTGGAACCTACATCCACCAGTGATACCTCATACAGCTTGCTTTTGGTTATTGTCGGGCTGGTCTGCCCCTGCAGCAAATGTTCGGGCTGGTCACTCAGTTCCAGAATGTCTATTCCGGCACTCACCATTCTCAGACTGCCGAATTCAAACTGTTTCTTGCATCTTTTACTGAGGTCGGTCGCTTCGTCAAACACCAGTTCCCCGGTTACTTCACCATCCTCTACCCGAAGGTCCTTCACATAACCAATCACGTTTCCGCGTTGGTGCATGTACAGCAGTACCGGGTTTCGGCAATACTGCTCCACACTCATGCCCGATGTCAACACACGGCTTCCGTAGCTGTTCAGGCTGTCGTTTGAAATTCTTACACGTTTACTCATTTTCTCATGCCACGCCTTTATGCATTGGCGCTGCAATATTACAGAGCACTTACCGGGAAGCCAAAAAAGTGTGCAATGGTTGCACACTTCTATGAAACCGTTGCACATTATTTTGGCTGCAAGCTGATAAGCGGACAACTTTGCGAATAAATCGGGCAGGTGCAAGGGACTCCGAAGCCTGCCTTTAACCCTATATTCTTTATTATATGACAAAGGCAGAAATCGAAAAGAAAAAATCTCTTGCACGCTCACTGTTCCTTTCCGGCATGGAACAGACTGAAATTGCGGAGAAAGTGGACGTGTCACGCGTCACCATCTCAAAATGGTGCACGGCTGACGGATGGAAAGAGGCAAGGGCGGCAAAGAACGTCACCCGGCCGGAACTGGTGAACAAACTCCTGCTCACCATTGATACACTCATTACTCAAGTCAACGAATCGAACGACCCTGCACTTGTAGCTGGTCTCGGGGACAAACTGGCCAAACTTTCGGCGGTGATTGAAAAGTTAGACAAGAAGGCCAACGTAGTGGATGTCATTGAAGTGTTCATGGCATTCTCCAAATGGATTGAATACCGTTCAACCATCGACCCGGAAGTGACTCCGGAACTGGTCAGGGCAATCAACAAGTACCAGGATCTGTATATCACCGAACAGATGGGCATAAAATAAAACGGCTATGGCAACAGCAGCGGAAAAGAAACAGGCATACGAACAGTGGAAGGAACACTGTAAAAGAGTGCAGTCCATCACGGATACGGCTTTGCTCGCGGGCGAGACACCGGCACAAAAGGACAGGCGTATTCTGCGTCTGCAGGGTAACTATGCCGCGTTCTGTGAATATTACTTCCCCCACTTTCTCACCTTGCGTGACAAAACCACCGGGGAAGTCATACGCACCATCCACAATGCACCGTTCCACAATGCGGCAGCGGCTAAAGTAAAAGGCACACCCAACCTGAAAGCGGTATTCATGTGGCCGCGTGGCCATGCCAAGTCCACACACATGGACATTTTTGTTCCGCTGTGGCTGATGTTCCAGCCCAAACGTCTCATCAACTTCATGGTGGTGGTCGGCAAAAGTGAGGACTCAGCCACACGTCTGCTGGGAGATATTCAGGCAGAACTGGAACATAACCAGCGCATCATTGCCGACTTCGGCAAGCAGCAGGGGAATGCCTCCTGGCAGGATGGGGAGTTCAAGGCGGCCAACGGGGTGAAATTCCTGGCTTGCGGACGCGGACAGTCTCCACGTGGTTTGCGAGACCGGGAAGCACGTCCGGACTACATCGTCATCGATGACTTGGATGACGACGAACTGTGCCGCAATGAGAAACGGGTGCATGACATTACAGACTGGGTGAAAGAAGCCCTTTTTGGTGCACTGGATGTGGGCCGGGGGCGTTTTATCATGGTCGGGAACCTCATTTCTAAAAACTCGGTGCTGGCCAATCTCACCAAGACAAAAGGGGTACATGTATCCGTCATCAAGGCAATAGACAAGAACGGAGAACCGGTATGGCGCGAAAAATGGACGAAAGAAGAGGCGCAGGAATACAGGGATTTCGTAGGCTACCGGGCATGGGAAAAGGAGATGATGCACAACCCCATCGTGGACGGAACTATTTTTCGGGCAGACTGGATTCGTTACAAGAAACTGCCCAGGCTATCCAAGTATGAAATGCTGGTCTGCTATACCGACCCCTCTTTCAAATCGACCACTTCCAACGACTACAAGGCTTGCCGCCTTTGGGGCAAGATTGGGAAGGAACTGCACCTTATAGACTGTTACGTCCGGCAGGATACCGTTTCAGGAATGGTACGGTGGCTTTACGACCTCTACGAGCGTACACGTGATACGGCAGCCGTCCAGTTCTTTATGGAAGCGAACTTCATGCAGGATGTCATTCTGGATGAGTTTGAGGCAGAAGGGAATCTGCGTGGATACCAACTGCCCATCATGCCGGACAAACGAAAGAAACCGGACAAGCTCCAGCGCATCGAAGCGGTGTCACCATTATGGGAACGCGGTTTCGTATTCTACAATGAGAAGTTGAAAGAATCGCCGGATATGCAGACCGGAATCGAACAGACCTTGGCACTGGAGCGTGGCAGCCGTATTCACGATGATGCACCGGATGCCGACGAGGGAGCCATCTGGATGCTGCAGCGCAATTCAAGGCAGGAGAGTTTTCAACCGGTGTTCGGTAAAAGGCCGACCGCCAAAAATATATGGTAACATGATACAGCTGATTAAAAGAATGATTTTTGCATGGCGCTATAAACGTGCCGTTGCCCGTGCTTGCAAGTACGCCAAGCTCTACGGAAGAAAGTACTACGTCCTGTATATGGGTGGCAAACTGAAAGTTGTCCCCAAAAGGAACATCTGTGAACTGATTCACCGCCACCGTTTCCGCAAGGGAACCACTATCCGGGATATAGAAAAAATGGCATTGTTCATCACTAAATGAAAGTAAAGTCATGTTCATTACAGAAGAAGATTACAAAGTTGTCATCGGCGACAACGCATTAAAGGTTATCTCGCAGGTAAGCCCGGAAAACCGTACCAATGCAGAAGCGGAAGCCCGGGAAGAAATTGCCGGTTATCTACGGCCGAAATACGACTGTACGGCCATTTTCTCTGCACAGGATGAACATCGGAACCGCCTCATTGTCATGTACACCTGCGACATTTCACTTTACCACATGAGTGCAGCCATGCCGCAAAAGATGGGAAGCGAGATACGCAAGGAACGGTATGAACGGGCCATCAAGTGGCTTGAAGGCGTACAGGCCGGAAAAATTGTCCCTGATTTGCCCCTGGCTGTCGGAGAGGATGGGCTTCCGTCCGGAAATTCATTTGTTTACAGCTGTCAGAAGCAGCTTCATCATAACTGGTAGGATTATGGATATTAAAGACTTTTTCAGCGGTATGTTTTCCAATAAACCGAAAAACGTACTGCAAACGCCATACGGCAATTTTAATCTGGCCAAGGGGAAAGACATCAAGCGGGTGCAGAAAATGGTCATCGACCTGCAACGCACCACCGATGCACTCACCCGGAAGGACATCAAGAACTGGCGCGATGCCTGGCAGTATGCCATCAATGTGGACAGTCCCAGCCGCCAGCGCCTGTACGACATCTACCGGGACGCGGAAATAGACCTTCACCTCTCCGGGTGTGTGGAGCAGCGCAGAGGTTTTGTCATGGCACGTTCTTTCAAAATCGTGGATATGAAAGGGGATGAGAACGAGGAAGCGGTTCACTTCTTTGACCAGTCCTGGTTCAAGCAGCTCATGCGCTATGCACTTGATTCAATCTACTGGGGACATTCGCTCATCGAATTGGGCGACCTTTGCACTGACGGCGACGGCTGCATCTGTTATTCGGATGTGAAGCTTATTCCGCGCAAACATGTCATTCCTGAGTATGGGCGTGTCATTACCGACCTCGGGCAGGACTGGACTACAGGTATAGACTACCGCCAGCCTCCTTTTTCCGACTGGCTCATTGAGGCAGGTAGGCCCGACGACCTCGGGCTGTATCTCAAGGCTGCTTCACAGACTATTCCCAAAAAGAACATGCTGGCCTTTTGGGACACCTTCGGGGAAATATTCGGAATGCCCATGCGTATAGCACGCACCACTTCGCGCGATCAGAAAGAGATTGACCGTCTCGACAAGATGTTGCGTGAAGCCGGAACCGCCCTCTCCATGGTGGCAGGAATGGAAACCGAAATCGAATTTGTGGAAAGCGGCAAGGGAGATGCATTCAATGTCTATGACAAGCGCATCGATCGGGCCAATTCCGAACTGTCAAAGCTTATCATCGGACAAACGATGACCATTGAGGACGGAAGCAGCCTCTCACAGTCTGAAACGCACCTTGAAGTGTTCCAGAACCTCGTGGAAAGTGACTGCGACATGCTGCGGGATATAGTGAACAACCAACTCATTCCGCGCATGGTTCGTCACGGTTTTCCTGTCAAGGGACTGCGTTTTGATTGGGACTACTCCATTGACTACACTCCCGAACAGCAGAAAGCCTACGAAGAAATGGTACTGCAGCACTACAAGGTGAAGCCACAGTACTTTGAGGAAAAATACGGCATTCCGTGCGAGGAGAAGGAACCGAAGGAAGAGCCGGACCCGGCAGATCCGAAAAAGAAGAAAGACGACAAACAGGCTGGAACGCTATCCCGTTTTTTCGACTGAGCCCCGAGGATTATTCGGGGCTGCATCTACGCTACAGTTCATTGCTTGGCAATCATACCCTCCAACTCTCAAAAGAGGACGAGGCAAAATTGATGCGTGACAAGCTTACAGAGATGTTCGACCGCATGATGAAAGCCCTGTTCCGGGAGCAGGGGGCAAACCTTGAAATCAACATACTGGCTTCAGAAGAGGCGCAGGACTTTATAGAGACGCACGCCTCCGTCCTGGACTCTTCATTCCGGCAGGTGGAGATGTCCGAGGCCATGCGAGGGCGCCTGCAGAGGTCGGATTATATATTCTCAGGCCTAAAGACGTTCCATGAACTGAACGAAGCCTTCCCCTCCCTGCTGGATGAGAACGGCAATCGAAAAACGTTCGAACGCTTTTTGAACGATGTCCGGAAGATAGACGAAACCTATAATCGGGGCTACCTCCGGGCAGAGTACAACTTTGTGCAGGCTTCGGCGACTATGGCCGCCAAGTGGGAACGGTTCGCAGAAGACGGGGACCGCTACAACCTCCAGTACCGGACGGCCGGGGATGGCAAGGTTCGCCCGGAACATGCCGAACTGCATGGGGTAACACGACCTATGGCAGACCCCTTTTGGGAAGAGTATTTCCCGCCAAATGGATGGAACTGCAGGTGCACCGTAGTCCAGGTACGAAAATCCAAATATCCGGAAACGCCCTACGATGAGGCAATGGCATTGGGCGAGTCAGCCCTTCAAAGGGACACCAAAGGCATCTTCCGGTTCAACCCGGGAAAAGAACAGAAGACCATGCCGGATTACAACCCATACACCATCAAAAGGTGCAGGGATTGTGATATGGCCAAAGGGAAACTTAAACTGGCCTTCGTTCCGGACAACGAGCTGTGCGCCGCCTGCAAAATACTGCAAAAATGCGCCGGAGACCGGGAAAAGTCCGCACGAGCTATCGAACGTATCCATTATCTGCATGAAATGGAGCCTCTACTTCAAAAGAAAGTGGAAAAGAACATAAATGGCAAGGACTTGAATATCGGCTTTACCAAAGAGGGCAACAAGCACTTGTTCTCCGACACATTCGGACGGACACGCATCGTTTCCAAGGAGGACTTGAAGAACCTGGATTCACACCTTGAACGTGCCGAATATGTGGATGATTCCGCATTGACTCACCCAAGGACGGACAATGTGGAACACTTCTTCTACTTCAAAGTTAAAATCAATGGAAAATGGGTAAGGCTTAATGTTGCCAAAGAAGTAACAAGAAGGGATAACGGTTATATCCGCATAAAATACTTTTTATACTCAGTAAATGATATAATAGTAGAATAAAAAAAAACAAAAGCACCAAGGGCGACACTTTGGACTAAAACGCCTGCTCGTCATTCCCTCAATGCTTCTGTGTTTGCAAATATACAAAACATTTTTTAATCCAATTGCTTATGAACAAGATTCTTTCATTTTTGAAACAAAGTAACCGCTACAAACACCTGGTAGGCGGTTTTATCGTGGGGCTGCCAGCCCTGACACCGTACGCGGCCTTATACGCAGCCGCCATCGCAGCCTCCTCGCTGGAGCTCAAAGACAAGCTCCGGGGCGGTCGTTGGGACTGGACGGACTGGACACTCACCGTGACCGGAGGAGCAATCGCCGCATTGATTTTCCTCGTTATCTAACAAGGGGACTGGCTTTTATCCGTACCTTTGCACCCCGGTGGAGCTTCCTGATAGTCCGTGTGGTCTATCGCGGGTACAACAATGCGAATGCGAATGGCGGCGTGTCGAATGCGAATGCGAATAACGATGCATCGAACTCGAACACGAATGTCGGCTCCCGTCTGGAAATCTAACAATCGGCGTACAACACCGGGGACGTGTCCCCTACCGTGGTGCCGAGGGAAGCAAGCCACAGCAAAAGCGCACAGGTGCGGAAAGCTGAAAAATCACGCGTCGGGTGGAGTTTGGTAGGCTCAAGTCAGCTCGAAGAAGTCAGACCCGGGGAAAGGAAGGCCCTTATCTTCCGTTTGTAAAACAATCAAAAAAAACGATGCTATAATGCACAGGCAAGGATATATAGTGGAAGAGATTGCCGATTATTCCAATATGGCGGAATCGTTCAACCAGGTCCTCCGTGGCTCCAAACGAAAAAAAAGCCGCCAAGGACGTTACCTGCTTGCGCACAGGGAAGAGGTGCTTCAGGAACTTACCGGAAAAATCAAGACGGGTACATTCACCGTCAAGGATTACCGGGAGAGGGAAATCGTGGAGGGTGGAAAAATGCGACGTATCCAGATACTCACCATGAAGGACCGCATCGCCGTCCACGCAATCATGGCCGTAGTGGACAGGCACCTGAAGAAACGGTTCATCCGTACCACCTCAGCCAGCATCAAGAACCGCGGCATGCACGACCTCATGGAGTACATACGCCGCGACATGAAAGAAGACCCGGAAGGAACACGCTACTGCTACAAATTCGACATCTCCAAGTTCTATGAGAGCGTGGGGCAGGATTTCGTAATGTATTGCGTCCGGAGGGTATTCAAAGACAAGAAACTCATCGCCATGCTTGACAACTTCGTAAGGCTCATGCCGCAAGGAATCAGCATCGGGCTGAGGTCGTCGCAAGGGTTGGGCAACCTGCTCCTGTCTGTTTTTTTAGACCATTATTTGAAGGACAAGTACGGCGTCCGCCATTTCTACCGCTATTGCGATGACGGCGTGGTACTCGGTGACGCGAAATCAGAATTGTGGAAGATTCGTGATGCCGTCCACTTCCAGGTCACACAAATCGGGCTTACCGTAAAGCCTAATGAACGTGTATTCCCGGTGGACGAGGGCATAGACTTCTTGGGATATGTCATATACCCCGACCATGTGCGCCTACGCAAGCGCATCAAACAGAAGTTCGCCCGAAAAATGCACGAGGTCAAATCGAGGAAAAGAAGGCGTGAACTGGTCGCTTCCTTCTATGGGATGGCCAAGCACGCCGACTGCAATATGTTGTTTAATAAATTAACAGGCAAAAAAATGAGATCATTTAAAGACTTGAACGTTTCCTACAAGCCGGAAGACGGCAAGAAACGTTTTCCCGGCTCCGTGGTAAGCATCCGGGAATTAGTGAACTTACCCATCATCGTGAAGGACTTCGAGACCGGCATCCGCACCGAACAAGGCGAGGACCGCTGTATCGTAGCCATCGAGATGAATGGCGAGGCCAAGAAGTTCTTCACCAACTCGGAAGAGATGAAGAACATCCTCGCGCAAGTGAGTGAAATGCCGGACGGATTTCCGTTTGAGACCATCATTCGGACGGAAACTTTCGGCAAAGGTAGAACCAAGTATGTATTCAGCTGATGAAAAAAGTGGAAGGAAACATCGGGGTACGGTTGCTTGAATGCATAAACCCCATTAAAAACAAATGGCGTGTCCGATGGGACGTGCAGCCGGGAGAGAACGGATCGGCCACCTACATGGAAGAGGAGTTCGACCATCGACCCACCGAAGACGAGATACGCTCCACGGTCATAACATGGCACAACCGGGAAACCGACAAGGATATCCTATCAGGTTTCACCTACGAGAATGTCCCGGTATGGTTGTCAAGCGAGAACCAGTTCAACTACAAGGCAGCCTACGACCTTGCCGTGCAAACAGCAGGGGCGACTCTTCCGGTCGTGTTCAAATTCGGGACGGACACCGAACCGGTCTATCGCGAGTTTGCTACACTGGAAGACCTGACAGACTTCTATACGAAAGCCATGCAGCATATCCAAAACACGCTGGCCGACGGATGGAAAAAGAAAGATGTATTTGATTTGTCGCTATATGCGGTAGATTAAAAAAAGCCTTCGGGGGTAAGGCTGTAAAAAAAGCCCCCGGCCTGTTAATTAGTCGTCTCACTTACTTATTAACACAAAGATACCTCTTACAGGCACGACCGGGGGCATAGACCCTCGTTCGCCTGCAAGAGGTTTTTTTGTGTACGCTTCTGCGCATAAATAAGTGAGACAGTGCAAAAGTACTAATTTTTGTTGAATATGAAAGTAATTGAGATACTGAAATTGAATAAAGGAATGCTGAAAACATGCCGGAAAGTAGGAATCCGGATGGAAGACGTACAGTATATCGAACTATACAATGACTACAACAGGCTGTTGGACGAAGGCGAAAAGGTTTCCTACATCGTGGCAGTACTGGCCGAACGTTATAATGTTTGCGAGCGAAAGGTATACACGCTCATCAAACGGCTGCAAAGCGACTGTAACCCGTTTGCAGTGTAATGGGACAGCCTCCCCATTGAAGAGGGATAACGGCGCGGTACCTTTGCAGGGTATCAAAACGACACACCATGAACAAGTATTATCAAATCCTGAAAAAGGTACTTGCCGACGGCAAGACACAAAAAGGCAGAAAAGGCGAAAGCCGTTACCTACTGAACGAGACGGTAACGCTGTCCCCTGCGGAACTGCTCGATATTTTCGAGGGACACAATATCGCACGGAAGAAGCTCAGAAGCGAACTGTCGCTCTTCATGAGCGGGGAAAGACAGGTTGAGAAATACCGGGAAGCCGGGATAAACTGGTGGGACTACTGCGGCTCCATCCTCGTGAACTCCTACCCTACCTATTTCGAGAAGCTGCCACCTCTGATTGGCAAAATCAACCGGGAAAAACGAAGCAGCAAGAACTACGTGCTGTTCCTCGGTTCGACCGGCACGGAAAGCAACCAGGCACCATGCCTCAGCCTCGTACAGTTCCAGATCGAGCAAGGCGAACTGGTCCTGACGGCCTACCAGCGTAGCTCGGACGCCAACCTCGGATTACCGGCGGACATCTATCACCTGTACCTTATATCCCGGCAAATAGAACTACCCCTGAAATCCATCACAATCAACCTCGGCAACGTGCATATTTACGAGAACAACGTCACACGCACACAAGAACTGCTTGCCGGAAATCCTAACGTAAAATTCGAATTGAACGTATGAAAAAGACGTATCTGTCAGCCCCGCTGCCATTCGTGGGCCAAAAGCGCATGTTCGCACGCAAGTTTATGAAAGTATTGGAACAATATCCGGAAAGCACGGTATTCGTTGACCTTTTCGGCGGTTCCGGCCTGTTATCACACATCACCAAACGATGCAAGCCGGAAGCCACGGTCATATACAACGATTTCGACAATTACCACAAGCGGTTGGAAAACATCCCAAGGACAAACCGGCTGATCGCCGACCTGCGTTCCATGGTAGGGAATTCCGTTCCACGGCACAAGACCATAACCGGAGAACTGCGTGAGCGCATCTTCAGCCGTATCCTCCAAGAGGAGCACGAGACCGGTTACGTGGACTTCATCACCCTGTCCTCCTCTTTGATGTTCTCCATGAAATATAAACTGAACGTACCGGAGATGCGGAAGGAAGCCCTTTATAACAACATCCGGAAAGCGGACTATCCGGAGTGCACGGATTATCTGGAGGGGCTGGAAATCGTCTCCTGCGATTACAAGGAGCTGTTCAACCGGTACAAAAACACGCCGGGCGTGGTGTTCCTGGTGGACCCGCCGTACCTTTCCACCGACGTGGGTACTTACAATATGAGTTGGCGTATGTCGGATTACCTCGACGTGCTGAACGTGCTATCCGGGCATCCGTTCGTCTATTTCACCTCAAACAAATCCTCCATCCTGGAGCTGTGCGAATGGATCGGGAAAAACAAAAACATCGGCAACCCGTTCGAGGGATGTACCCGGATGGAGTTCAACGCCCACATAAACTACAGCTCATCCTACACGGACATGATGCTGTTCAAAAAAGAGGCTGCCTGACGGCGTTTCTTTGCCCCCTGTTGAAATAGAAAGCCTCCGGCGGTAATTTGTCCGCCGGAGGCTTTACTGTCCGAACATGGCCGTTTATCGAAGCCGTTTGAAGGCCACGCACGAATACACCTCGATATTTTCCACGATCTCCTCGTGGTTGTGGTTCGTCTGGCTCTCCACAAGGTCAAATGCCATGAAAGTATCGCCATCCATGCACGAGAGCCGCTCATGTATCAGTTCCGGCAGGTCAAACACCTCCAACGCCTCTTCCTTGAACGGACTGCCCTCGTTGGCTGCACCGGCCCAGTCCGTCACGATATGCAGTTTCACTTCCGGTTCGGCCCGATATTCCACCCCGTCCACAATCGCGTTCCAGCGTATCGGGCAGAACTCCACGAACACGGCAGGGCGTTCCCAATTCTCCTCCTGCTCGATAAACTCCACATTGTGGTTCCACAGGTCGATGTGTTTTATCAAGCCTCCGCCCACCTCCTTCAGCTCCTTGCAGAGCATATTATAAAGTTCCTTTCTCATTTCCGTCTTATGTCAAATTCAACATTGAAATATTCCGTTATATTTTCCTCTATGATTTCACGGACAGCCTTCTCCACTTCGGGAGAAACCCCCAAGAAACGCCTTCGGGGAATCTTGATCATGCTGCCCTCCTTTTTCAAGGCCATGAGCTTCCAGAACTCCGCCTCGCCGGTCAACTGCACGGTACGTTTGTCCTTGCGTTTCTCTCCATTCTTCCTGCGTCCGAAAGAACCGGTCGCCTCGTAGTATTTATGCCAAAAGTAACGCTTCATCTTTTTTGTCACCCTTATCTCCCCGCCGTCATTGTGAATGGCCGCATACGAAAGGTCGGTGTAAAACGTGATGCTGTTCTCCGTGGTCCGGCTGGAAACGCTCCGCCTGAGCCGGCCGGTATCTATCAAAATAGAACCTCCGGGACGTGTCGGGCTTTTACGCCGCTGCCATGCCTCGGAGAAAAAAGCCTGACGCTCAAAATTACGGTCGAACTCATCTGTCATCTCCACCCGGATATCCTGCAGGATCCGGGCGATTATCTTCTGCACGTCCTTGTTCATAGTCATCGTCATTAAAGAGTAAAAGCTGGCGGGTCTCCTCGTCAGCTATCTTCTTGCTCGCATCCGCGCTCGCGTTGAGTATATTGTAGAATGTACGTTCGGTAACGGCATATACAGGATATACGTACCGCCGCCAGATCTCGCGGTTCGGTACACCGCGTTTGGCATATTGGTCGTATATCCTGTTTATCTCCTCCACACGTTTCTCATAACTTACTCCGCGTCGCTTTGCCATCGCTTACTCCTTCTTTGGATTATATGGTTGAATATCCAGTTCCATCTTCGCGCTCACTATCACCCGGCCGCTGCCGCCACACTGGGGACAAGCCTCCTCGGTAATATTCACTTTCTTTTTTCTGAAAATCCGGGAAGGAAGTTCGGTCGTTCTCTGTACGACACCCGTGCCGCGACAAGCACGGCACAAGGCTACTTTGGGGCTCTTCTCTACATTCTGTATCATACTCTTCATTTTTAGGATTCTGTCATACCCAACGGGATGGGCTTCCACATCCCGTTATTGTCTCTTATCTCAGCTCTGATGAACTGCTTGCTCACCTCCGGCTGGTAACTCTCCTCGATGATGCGCACGCCTTCCATGAAACGCTCGTCACCGGTTTCCATCGCTACCTTGCGCAATTGAACGATGCGCGAGGCTTTCAACGTACCTTTGGCATCACGTGCCAACAGGCGGAGAACCATGCTCACCAGCGCCTTGGTCTTTTCGTCCTTGGCGAGGCTTTCGATATACTCCTTCACAATGGCAATTCCGTCCTCCACCGTATCGCGGTAACCGTCTGTCACATACACGCCCAACGTGATACGCTTGCTTCCCTCGCTGTTGGTGAATGTGTGACTGCGCTGATCGTCCTTTGCTTTCGTCTTGAACAGGTCGGACTTCATTTCAAGGATGGTCTTGAAATTCTCCATCACCGTCCGCTTGCTCTCCTTGATGCGCTCGCTGATACCCAGCAACACCGGAATAGAGCGTTCGATCTCCTCGTCCACCATCTGCTTATACATCTCGCGGTCGGCTCTCGCCTTCTCTTCCGCGACTTTCTTGGCTTTCGCCTGACGGAAGGCATCAAACTCCGCCTTCTCGGTTTCCGTCATTACGACGGTCTGGTTCTTCTCTTCCATAATTCAAATCGTTTTTGTTGTTAATCCATCAATTCTCATACTCCTCACCATAATCTGGCGTTTCCAACTCGCTTTCCAACAGGGCTTCCTCATATTTCTCATAAGACCACTCGTTCAACCTGTTGAAAAACTCTTCCCGATCATCCCGGTCCATTTCCGGGAACACGTCAAGTATCTGGTTCTTGACATTCTCAAGCAGTTCATTAAATCTCTTATCCATATCCGTCAATTTTTAGGGGCTTTGGTGTCTATGAGCATATAGGTCACCGCCGCCGGTTGTTTTACTTCCTCTTTCTTTTTTTCCTTGAGCCCGCCCTTGCGCCGGATAGAGCGCAGCTTTACGGCCAGTTGTTCCAGTTCGTCCGAAGAGATTTGACTGAACGCCTTTCCCGCAATCCGGGGATTCCGGCAGAAGTCATTGACACGCGCCCAGTCCGAAGTGTCGATTCCCATTTTTTGCATGAGTCTCAAACACACGCTGCGCCAATATTTAAGTTCCTCCTGCATCTTCTGACGACGCTCGTCCACACCGGCCAATTTCTCCAATCCCTCACAACAGGTCTTATATTCAAGCCTCGTCATTTCACGAAGACTGTCTGTCCGGTTCCATGTATACTGCAACACGATGGACTTCTTGAACTCTTCCCGGTCTCCGTTGAACGGCAGCTTGTTGAACAAAGCGTAAAACCGGGCGAAATTGGTTACTTCCTGTGCCATATCATCCTTTCACTTTTTTCTCCACCGAAAGGATAGCCAGACTTATCATCATAAGTTTTACAGACTGACTGTCCTCCTCAAGCAAATCAATATCCGCAACCACAGGCTCACCGCTCATGGCATTCCATACTTGCTCTACCTCTTCCGTCTTCTTTTGGTTCATCAAAAAGAGATACGCATCATACTCGGAACGATCAAACTCAAATACGACCTGAACTTTCTGTTTTTCTTCCATAGTTCCTATCATTTATTGTTTTCTTTCTTCGTTACTTCATATCCTTTTTCTTTAAGATACGTTGCCACATAATCATCATTGCCAAGGTCATTCAGCACATCAAAAAGATAACTTGACACATACCCTGCAACGGCATGTGCCGATGCATAATCAATTTTTTCAGAGATAAACTCCACCTTCTTGGTTCTACCCAATCCTCGAAATGCTTTTTCAATGTCATTCATAATTCTATATTTTAAACTGTTATTCAAACAATACTTTAATGCCGCATGAACTCGCCACGTCAAGTTCCAGCTTCGCGCCTTTACTCAGTTCCCAGTCCTTCAGCATATAGATATACTCACAATCCAGAAGCAGGGCGATATCCGCCCGCATGTGCTCTCTCCAATGGGCCTCATCCGGCAGCCCGTTCTTAAAAGGATTGACCGGGGAAAAGCCCATATTTCTCAAATTCTGTTCCGCATTGGCAAACGCACCCTTGCGCTCGTCAATGTTATAGTGGGCTATTGCCCCGCTGATGTAAACCTTGTCTTTTTCCATATCACAAATTATTACTCGTTTGAATGATTCCTTCTTCCCACACCACATAATAGCTGCCGGCCTCACCGATGGCACGGCCTTGACAATACGCCTTATAACCGACCACCCGGATCTTCATGTCGCAGATATAACGCAAACGGATCGCACCGCCTCCCATCGGCTGGCTCTTCTTTTCCTGGCTGATCCAGATGAAGCACTTTTTCGGGAAACGCTTCATCAAGGCTACCGCATCCGGATACTCCCATTCCGACACCTGATACGAATCCACGATGATAAACTTCGGGGACTTCGGCCTCTTCAATCGGTCTATCAGTTCCTCATAGGTCTCGTCCACAACCACACGGAACTTGCCTTGCACCTCGTTCATCTTCAAATATTCCATACGGCGTTGGAATGTCTGGTTCACGCCCTCTTCATAACTCAAGTACAACACAAGGCCGTATTTGCACAGTTCCTTGCTAAGCTGCATCACAAAGCTGCTCTTTCCGCTGGCACTGGCACCGCTGATGAACCAGGAGGCATTCTCCGCAGGGAACCCGAAAGGCTTGTTCCATTTCTCACCCCACGGCAACGTCACCCATTTCTTGGCGGCTATGTCTTTCGGACTATATGCTCGTTTCATGACTCTTTTTCTATTGATTCAATCCTATATTTCAGAAACCCTTTGATGATATGCGGAGGATGGTGTATCGGGCAGAATTGCCCTACGTGAAGCCTCCAATACGGGACATAAGCATCTTTCCATATTTCATTTTGAAATGGTCCGGCTTCCTCCACAAGACCACCTTCATTTACTTTGAGCCATAACAGGTCTTGGCCTTTGTCCTCTAAAACTATCTTAACCATTTCCTATGCCATTTTAAGTTTCTCTATCTCGGTATATACTCGCCTCAGACCTCCACGTGTCTTGCGTACAATCTGCGCTATATCCGCACCTGCCGGGGCATTTACTTTAGCCACCGTCTGAGCTTGGGCATTCAAAAACGCCTCACGCTCCTTGCCGTCATCAGGTGTCACCTTGCTGTAACGGTCTCCATAACGGCTCAACATCTCGGTATAGCCCACTTTCTTACATTCTATCGAACGGTTGATCTTTTCTTTCAAACCATCCGCACCCATCATATACCAGGCACAACTGCGTTCGGTGGCATTCCACAAAGCCTTCAGCTCAAGGAACGCCTCATACTGCAAATCCCCGGCCTCGTCCAAAATAATAAGCGGATTCTCAATGGAACGGAGGTAATAAGTCAAATCCTCGTATACATCGCTATATTTACCTTTGGCATCCACTCCGAACTCCGCAGCTATCTTACGCACCAGCTTCAGCTTAGTCTTCACCTGCGAGCAGTCGATATACACGGCATTCTTGTGGTTCTGCACATAATACCTTGCGGTAAAAGTCTTTCCGATGTTTGGAATGTCGCATAGGATAGCCGACAGGCTCGACTGCTGGGAGAACTCCAGCTGGGCGGTTATATACTCGAACGTGGCGGTCTTGGCAACCTTCCACTCCATATCGGCACAGAGGCCCACACCCAAACGACGGGCTATACTTATCCAGTTGGCATCACTAAGGGCTTTATCCGTCTGTCCGTTCTTAATGGCACTGTACACCGATGTGCTGATGCCAAGGGAGGCGGCATGTTTCGCGTCACTCGGATAGTTCGCACGGTTGGCAGCTATCGCTCCCAAAATCTTCTGTTTTTGCGCTTCTGTAATCATAATTCAAACGCTGTTATAATGTTATTCTAATCGTATTCTTACATATCTCCAATAGCCATTGCCGCCATATTGGTCGGCTGCCATTCGTAAGCTTCATCGGGTTCTTCAGGAACAGGTGCCGTAGGTAATACAAGGCTTTCCGTTTCCTCATCTTCTTCCTCACGTTGGACCGGTGCCACACCTACCTGACCGATAGCGTTATCACGTACCCATTTGTCAAAGTGACTCATTATCTTTGCCTGTTCCGTATAAGCTGCCTTATCTTCTTCGGTCTGTTCCGCCATTACACGGCTATAAGTCACAACCGGGCGCACCTTGTCGATATAGCGGTCATTCTGATACAGGAACACATCGGTCGGTTTGCCTTCCTCATCCGGCAAATAGAAAGCCGTCACCTTGCGGTTATTAGGCTCCAACTTCTCAAGAACCTCCGGACCACTCAGCCACCAGTCAGCGTACGCCACACGTACCGTACTGTTCCGTCTTACGCTTGTTTCCACCCTCTCGCCGATATAACGGCTCAGGGTCAGTTTGTCAAGCGGGCGCAGAGTCGGGTTGATCCTCGCCACAAGCACATCCCAGCGGGTCATACCCGGATATTTCTTCTGGTTGGGGTGCAGCGTGTTGTTCCACTCCGCACAGTCCCGGCGGTCATCGGCCACAAGTTCCTCAAACGTATAATATTTCCGATCCTCGTAAGTATGGTTCCCACTGTCGCTGATTTTCTTCTGATCCACACGCCGTGCCCCTTTACCGTACCAACGACCCACCCCTTCATGGTTCTTATGGGCGATGGTAGTCTTGAACGCACCGTTCAACGGCTCAGCATATTTGTCCTGAGAGTTCAACGGTGCACAAAAACGCACAAACTTGAACACCTCACCGGCTTTCAGGAAGCCCTCCTTGTACTTGCTCATCAAATGCTGCTCCACCTCGATACCGGCAGGCATCCCCCACCCGTTACGCTCAATCAGGCGGAACATATCCCGGAAACAGGCAACCACAAGGGCTTCGTCTTTATCACGGCCGTAAGCAAGCCCCACACGGCACTGGCTTACCACATCGTAGGCATAATAAGCATGTACGTATTCACCACCCTTCATGCGACGCGGAAGATCCACGTCATCCATCGTAATCTGGGACAAGGAGAACTCTCCACTGTGGCGGTGCATGTGTGGCATTTGCTCGTGGTAGAATTCCGACCACCCACGACGTTTTTTCTCTATGAGTACCTGGTTGGCCGGCTTGTTCAAGATGTTGCGAATGGTACTTTCGCTCAGTTCTTTCGGATCACCGTTCTTATCCGTAAAATCGTTATGGTTGAATATTTCCCCGGTTTCCAAATCCCATACCTCCAACTCACCGCACACAAAGGAGATATACATCTCGTGTACGTCACTGCCATAAGGCTGGTTCGGCAGCACCGTGATGCTCAGCACGAGACGCTCGGTCTTGTAATCCACTTTCCTCGCACACTGGTTACCGAACTTTCCACTGATAAGGCACTCATAACCGTACTGCTTGTACTCGTTCACCTTCTTTCGGAAACGCAAGGTACTCGCCGGCAGATCATGCCCGAACTCTTCGCGCAGCGTCTCAATGGTAGTAGCCATCATGCTCCAATCATACTTCTCTCCCATTAACTTTCGATAATCACGACTACGATTGTACAACTTGATACAAGTATTCAGTACTGAAGCATTTATCGCATACTTTCTGGCAAGCTCGTCAGAAGCCTTATCGCTGGACTGCCGGGCAGCCCAATCCATAAAGAAAGCGACGGCAGCCTGATCAAGCTCGTAATTCGATATTATCCAGCCACGCAAAAGCACGGCATTGCCACCAGGATATTTCTCCTCGACTTTTTCTTTGTAAGAGGTAGGCAGACTATCAATAACAATCAAAGCTCCATTTCCTTTCGCTCCACCACCACGACGTGCTACCTTTATCCGGCCACTGGATGCCATATACTTGTAATTCGGAACAGTCATTATTCCGCCATCAACAAGTTCACGAAACGATATGCAAAGTTTGTTATCGAAAAATTCCATACTCACACCTCCTTATTTCAATGCGGCCGCAAAATTTTGGATGCTGTCTATATTGGAAAATGTCACATTATCATAATGTCTCACCTCTTCCCCTTTATAAGTCACCACACCCGTGCTGTCGTTTTTACTGATCTCTAACAATGCGCCGTTCGGAAAATATTGGCGTATCACGTTATCATGGTCGTGTAGTGTCTCCATAACCGGAGCCACCGCCATTACAATACCACCACGCTCACGGGCGGCCTTCTGGATCCTACGGATGGTATCCGTATCCTGTTCAAAACGCAGGGCTTTCCAAACCGTCACGCTGCTTACGTTGAAAGCCTTGGCCAAAAACTGGCGATCCTCACTTGTTACATGAATATACTTCTTCATATCTCACTTGATTTTAATATCCTAATTCGTTATATTTGTTGCGTTTAAAAAAAATAACCGACTTATGCCTCAAAATCCGACATCACTGCCTTTCTTGGTATCTTACGCTGATACTCTCTCATCAGCGAAGAGCAGACCTCTAATCCAAACAGCCCTGACAGCGATTGCATCTCTTCAAGAAATTGACTGCGTGTGTATCGACAACATAACGCTACCTGACGATATTGCAGAAGCCGGCGCTCGACTTGGAGCATACACGACAGCTGATCTTGTCTGGTTCCACTTCTCAAAGCATTCACTAATGACGCAAAAGGTGTTCGAGAAAGCCGTTCGCGGACTCTTTGCTCATAGTCAGTTGGGAAGCCCGGTATGGGTGTTTCTTCTGCCGGAGAAATACCGACATCTTTACCCTTCTCCGTGGAATTGATTGTTCTTTTCATAAGTCACTCATTTTAGTGTCTATATCTGAGGGAGTCCAGGGAATCGAACCCTGGCGCAAGAACCATACACTCCCGTGTGTCTTTCCACACCGCCACCCGTCTCTTGACGCCTTCCGGGTTGTCACGCTCGGTTTTCCGTTATCCTTCAACACTTTCACCTTTCTCTATAACTTCAAGAAGCATTATAAACTTCTCACGTACAGACTGCTTCATCTCCAGTTCTAATGTATGCGCCAGATTTGAAGCTGCACTGGTACTGTTCCTGCGAATGCTTCCGGAAAGAAGACTGTCAGTCAAACTGCTTATCTTGTTTTCTATAAACAACTTTGCTTCCTCATGACTGCCAACGGATAAAACCGTTTTCAAAGCGCGGTAACAAGCAAGCTCTCGTTGTGTTTTGTACATCTCTTCAGCATACCAGCAAAAGAAGTGTTCATAGTCCTCGTTCATCTCTTTGGTGTACTTGTCAGCTTGTTGTACCAAAGCGTCTATATGGTTCTTCACAAAACTGAATACAAAATCCCAGCAATCCATTTTCTTATTTTCCATAATCTCACTTATTTAAATTCGTTTATAATCGGTTTCAAACTCACGCCGTAGCAGCTCATCAAGCGCCGAATAAGATTCTTTACATAAAAATCAGGTGCGGAAAACACAATCCCGGTCTCTTCAGTGTATCTGAAACTGATACCGTCCATCATCAACACGTAAGCTACTTTGTGCTTCACGCTTTGTGTCTGCCATTCTTTGATTTCTTCGTTCATTTTCTTTAAGTGCTAAAATTCGTTATTCTCGACCCTTTTCTGTATCTTTGGCCGCTCGTTAATTTCTTAACTCGATGCAAATATAGTATGAGATTTTCATACTGCAAAATATTTAAGCGTAATTTTTCATATCAAACTCATTTTATGGAGGAAAATATCAGATTCATTCAAATACTTGACGAATTAAAAGCTCAAGGGCAAATAACCGATTATGTACAAGCAGCAAGCATACTTGGCACAAATAAAGCTGGCATAAGCGACATAAAAAGTGGTCGGAAGAAATTATCAATAGAGCTACTCAGAAGTCTGAAATATTCATACCCTAATATTTCGATTGATTGGATCATCATGGGAACAGGGGATGCTTTCATAACAATGAAAGAGAAGCAGGAAACCACAGATGCACACTTATTCGTACAAACCATAACCCAACAAGCGGAAGAAATCGGCCGTCTCAAAGAACAAATTCGCCAAATGAATCTTGAAAAAGGGAAACCTGCAT